TGATGGCCGCAAGCCAAGCGACAATCCCCAATTCGAGCCCCTGCCTTATCGCCTGGATAAGATCGCACGAGCTGGGCGCAGGACGCCGATCTTTATCTGTGAAGGCGAGAAAGATGTGCACTCGCTCGAAGCTCTCGGCCTGGTCGCAACCTGCAATCCCGGCGGTTCGGGTAAATGGAAGGCAGAATACGCGCAGCACTTCGAAGGCCGGCGCCTGGTGCTGCTGCCGGATAACGACGAACCAGGCCGGCGCCATATGCAGCAAGTCGCCGCCTCGATGCTGCCCTGCGCCAGCGAGATCCGGCTGGTGGAGCTGCCAGCCTTGCCAGACAAGGGCGACCCGACAGACTGGCTAGAGGCCGGGGGCACCAAGCAACAGCTAATCGATCTCTGTGCTGGCACTGATGCACTCAGCCCGGATGAACACATTGAGATCGTAACACCGCTCCGGGCTCTGTCTCTAGGTGCATTGCTCTCACGCCGGCCGAGTGGTTGGCTCATCGATGACATGGTGCCGGCAAATAGCCTGACCGCCATCTGGGGAGAGCCAGGCGCCTACAAGACCTTCCTGGTGCTCGATATGATGTTGTCCCTGGCGCACGGCACTGACTGGCACGGCGCAGAACTTGCCAAGGCCCTGGTGGTCTATGTCGCCGGCGAAGGCGTTGGCGGATTGCGGAAGCGCGTTGGCGCCTGGCATCACGAACGCCAACTTGACGCGGCTGACGCGGATTTCATCCTGATCGAGGAACCCGCGCCGCTGGATGCTGACGGCGCCAAGGCGCTGATCGATACCATCGACGCGCTGCGCGACGATCGTCAGGTCGCCGCCATTGTCTATGACACGCTGGCCCGTTGCATGGTGGGAGATGAAAACAGCGCGGCAGATATGTCGGCGGCGATCGGCGCTGTAGACGATGTGCGGAGTCACTACGCCGGATCCACGGCCATCCTGGTACATCACCAAGGAAAAGACGCGGCAAGGGCTCTACGAGGCTCCACGGCGCTGCTAGGGGCACTCGATGCCTCGCTGCAAGCGCGGAAAGCAGACAGCTACCTGGAAGTCGTGCAGCACAAACAAAAAGACGCCGAGCAGGGACCGCCTCGGTGGTTCGAGGCCAAGACGGTCGAGTTCCAGATCGGTGCGCTTGACGACGAAGAGACAAGCCTGGTGCTCACTCCGATGGGCGCAGCGCCAAAGGTCAAGGTGAAGGATCGGCTGACCGAGCCGGTGGAAACAGCTCTCCGGGCCCTGCGTGAGGCGGTCGAGATCTACGGCAAGGAACACGCCCTCTCGGACATCCCGTGGAGGACGGTCGAGGAAGAGCATTGGCGGTCCGTCGCGGCGGGAATGACGCTTTCGAGCGGTGGCGCAGATGCTCAATCCAAGGCGTTCCGACGCGCTGCCGGCAAGCTCATGGAGAAGGGTCTGGTGGTCGGTCAAGGGGGTCGTTTCTGGGTCGTGGAGGACGCCAAAAAGAGGCGTTTTGCGGATTATGACAAATAATAGCGCTGGACAGCCCGGACAACTGACTGGACAACGCTGTCCGGGTAGCAAGTGGTTGATTTCATTGAATAACGTAAAACCCGGACAGATTCCCGGACAGCCGATGCGGAGCCGTGGTGGACACCGGACACCGGACACTCACCTTAGGTGTCCGTGTCCTGTCCGTCCGGGCAAAATCCTGTCCAATTTGAGAGGTGAATTATGGATCTGATAAATCGCGATTCAGAGGCTCAAATCAAGGCTCTGGATCGGGAGGCATTTCGGCTCGAAACGCTGTGGCTGGATGCCGACAGATTATGCGCTGCGGTGGAGCCTGAACTGGCCGGTCGATTTCGCGCGCAGCTCGACAAACTGAACGCGGCCATCAGAGATGACGACAAGCCACGGATCGAGAAAGCAGCAGCCGCAATGCGCCGCGCCTGGCTAACGCTGGATGCCGAAGCACGGAAGGCCGGTAACCTGCCGCCAGGCGAAGCGGTGTTCGTTGGAGATCATGGCAGCGGCCGGCGCGTGGCGATCTACCAACCAGGTGCATCGATTGGTGACATCGAGGACGGCGCCCTGCGCCTGCACATCGATGAGGTGATCAAATTGCTGCCGGCCGAGGTGCTGGAGGTTAAGCGCTTTTGGCCTGGCGCTACGGTGACGGCGGTCAATAAGAAGGATCAGATGAACGATGCAATCCCCTTTTAAAGACAAACCCGACACCAGGCTGTATTCGATCTTGCCGGCCAGAGCTGTGCAGGATGACGAGCTGCCGCACATGACGCTGCGAGTTCTCGGCGCTCTCTGTCTTCACTCGAACGGCGCCGGCGTCTGCTGGCCGTCCCGAATGACGCTCGGCCGGCATGTCAATAGATCGAAGAATACCATCACCAGGCACGTCTCGCTGCTCGTGGCCAAGGGCTACGTTCGCCGGCTCAAGGCCAGGATGTACCCGGTCAAGCGGAAGAGCAAAGCCGGCATGACCGGGCGCCTTCAAATACTGTTCGAGGGCAAGCAGACCAAGCTGCCGACTAAAGAGGAGTTTTATGCGGCCAAGCCCAAGGTCGTCGCGGAAATCGATGGAGAAGCAACGCCGGCTGAAGATCATAATGAAAGGGGGGTCCGGGGGGTGGATAACGAGATTCATAAGCGCATCGTTGGCGCCTTCCTGGCGGGCGTCCAGGACATCGCCGGGCAGCATCGAGATGCCATCGCCCAGGTCGAGGAGGCCAGGCGCCTGGCCGTTGCCGGCATCGAGGCCAGCCAGGTGCGGGAGTACACCATCTCCATGTGCATCGAGGCCAGGGACAAGGGCAGATCGCCGCCGCTCATGCTGCATCAGGTGACAAAGTGGGCCGGTCTGGGCTAATATACAAAACCCAAACGAGGGATTGAGAATTGACATTTGACATAATGCCGAAATCGCGTAAAAAATCAGAAGCCACCCCCTTCCCCCCCCCGCCTCGCGCGTTTCGTTATGGGGGGGTCACGAAAAATTATGGTGGGGAATGGTTCAAGATCGTTGAGCGTCACGGCGGCAGTCTGAAGACATTATTTCATGGTATCGACGGCAGTCGCACCTTGCCCGCCGGCCAATGGCTGACAGCCGCGAAAAAGATGGTCAAAGACGGCACCAGCAAGACCTCATATCTATCGGGTTTCCACGTTTTGCCGACGCGTCGAATCGCGGAGAATTATTTGAGGGCCTTCAGAAAACGGCTTGACCGGCTGGCAATAGTGCGTTGCCAGGTCAGAGGCGATGTCCGTCGAAAAACGCATTCGCGATCTGAGGTCTATCTTGCAGATCAAATCAAACTGGGAGTGAAAAACAATGAAAGCCGCTGATCTGTTGAACGAAGCCGCCGAGCTGGTTTCCGGCCCGCGCGCGGAGCAGCACGGCGATATGCTGGACAATTTTGAGAATATCGCGGAGATGCTGAACGCCTTCATGCGGATACGCCGCGATCTGACTGAGCCGCTGACCGCCTCTCAAGTCGCGATTTGTATGGCGTTGATGAAAATCGCGCGAACTCAATCTGGCGCCGCCGACAACCCCGACGATCTGCTTGATGCGGCCGGGTACATCGCGATTGCCTCGGATCTGTCCGATGACGAGAGATAAATTGGCCGACCAGATGCAGGGCAATTCCGAGCTGATCGTGTGCGAGTGGTGCGGCCACGTCACGCATCTGGTTTGGCGAAATGGCGCCGGGTTTTGCGGTTCCTGCAAGCGCGAATTGGAACCTGGCGAGGAGCCCGAAGAATGAATTGTTGGGCGTGCAGCACAGAATTGATTTGGGGCGGTGACCATGACGTGGAGGAAGAGGAATATTCCATTGTGTCAAATCTGCACTGCCCGGAATGCGATGCGATGGTCTTCGTGTACTGGGGTAAGCCTGATGGCGACGAATGAGAAGCTGAGCATACGCCAGGCGCGTGCCGCATTGCGCGAATTGGATGAGGGCAAGCGTCAGGCGGTGCTCGAAGAGCTGGAGGCGCTGGCCGGCGCCGAGATTACTGATGTGCTGGCGTGGGATAATGCCGGTCGCGTCACCTTCAAGGATAGCTCCGAGCTTTCGTCGCGCGCCAGGAAGGCGGTGAAAAAGGTCAAGGTGACCGCCACGCAGCACGGCAACAATATCGAGCTGGAAATGCACGACAAGCTACCGGCGTTACGCTTACTGGCGAAGCACCGAGGACTGCTGGAGGTTGCTTCTGACCTGCACCGGCCGTCACTGATTGGAATTAATTTGAAAGGCCCCGATGTGACTGAATACGAGGTGATCGATGACGACAGAGATGTGGATCGGGCAGACGATTAAAGATCTGCGCGAGGAGCGGAAATGGACGCAGCAGCACCTAGCTGGCCTGGCCGGCGTGCATCCGCTGACGATTTTGCGCATCGAGCAACTGCATCGTTATGGTTCGGTTCATACAATCGAGGCGCTGCTGAATGCGATGGATCACGAGCTTGAAATTGTGAGGGTAGACGGCGATGGCGAGGCGAAACGCGGATCGTAGCACGAGGCGGCAAAAGGTCGAGACAGATGAGGCGCTAGGCTCTCTCAGCCTGGATTTTTCAAAGTCTCCCAATGTCTGGAAATTTCTGAGCGACGATAGCTTCTTTCGGGGCCTTCTGGGGCCGGTTGGATCGGGTAAGTCCTATGCCTGTGCTGCCGAGGTCATGTTGCGCGCAGCTAAACAGCCCGCGTCTCCGAAAGATAACATCCGCTATAGCCGTTTCGTTGTTGTGCGGAACAGTTACCCGGAGCTGCGAACCACTACCCTCAAAACTTGGACCGAGATATTTCCCGAAAATCAGTGGGGCAATATGCGCTGGTCACCGCCACTGACGCATCATAT